CGCGACCTGCCGGTCCGCGACGACCTGCCGGTCCCATCGACCCCCGACGACGTGATCGGGCTGGAGCGCGGCCACGGCCGCGAGTACTACCTCTCCCAGCGACTCATCGGCCACTGCGCATTGATCCGAAAACGCGAGATGGAACGGAAAGCGGACGACCCCCGGGCGGCTGCCGAGGCGCATCTCTCGAAGGAGATCGCGATCGCGATCGAACGGGAGTACCCCGTGGCCTCCGTGATCGAGTATCTGATCGACTCCTCGCAGCCGATCCCCGCCGACGAGGTCCGGGAGATCGTGAGCCGGCGGTACGCCGAGGCGGAGATCGAACGGGAGCGCCGCGAGGCTCAGATCCAGGCCGACCTGGAGGCGATGCAGGCCGCCATCGATGCGGTCGACGTCGAGGAGAAGCGGAAGGAGCTCGAGCAGATGCTCCGCGCTCACGCCCGGTCGAACTTCCTCCACAAGAAGGCGACCCCGCAGGAGGTCCTCGCCAGTGCAGGGGTCTACAACACCGGGTACGCGTACGCGCTCGACACGGGCTCGCTGATGACGCTCGTGGCCGAGGAGTACGAGCGCGTCCGGAAGACGCGGCTGCCGGTCACGAAGCTGTCGAAGCACGAGGACCACTACACCGAGATGGGGCTCGCCGAACGGTTCGTCGCGGCCCACTGGGAGGAGGTCCTCTTCTGCCACCAGATGAAGACCTGGCTCATCTGGGACAAGCGGGTCTGGGTGCCGGACCGGACCGATGCGATCCGGATCCGGGCGAAGGCGACGGCCCGCCGGCTCTACGCTGAGGTCTCGCAGATCGAGGACGACCAGGTCAAGCGCGCCCTCCTGCAGTTTGCGAAGAAGGCCGAGTCGGCCAGAACCCTAACAGCCATGCTCGAGCTCGCCCGGTCGGAGGTTCCGATCTCGGTCGAGGAGTTGGATATGGATTCGAATTTGTTCAACGTCAGAAACGGAACGATCGAACTCGACGAGGTTCGATTCAGAGAGCACCGCCCCGAGGACTATCTGACCAAGATGGCCGATGTCGACTTTGATGAAAAGGCCGAGTGTCCGCTCTGGCTCGCCCACCTCGATCGCATCTTCGCCGGGGACCGGGAGGCGATCGACGGGTTTCAGCAGATGTGTGGGTACACCCTGCTCGCCGACAACCCGGCCGAGGTCTTCTTCATCCTCTACGGCACCGGCGCCAATGGCAAGAGCAAGACGCTCGAGATCCTCTCGACCATCTGGGGGGCCTACTCGAAGAGCGCGGACTCCTCGAAGACGCTGCTCAAGCGCCGGCACGCCGACGGCCCGAAGACGGAGCTCGCGGACCTGGTCGGAGCCCGGCTGGTGACGACTTCGGAGAGCGCCGAAGGGGCCCGGCTCGACGAAGAGGCGGTCAAGGCGATCACCGGTCGCGACCGCATCAAGGTGCGCCGGCTCTACGAACGCGAGTTCGAGTACGTGCCGGGCTACAAGATCTGGTATGCCACGAACCACCGCCCCGTAGTGTCGACCGACCCCTCGATCTGGAGGCGGATATGGCTCGTACCGTTCACGGTCACCATCCCCCCGGAGGAACGCGACGAGGCGATCGCAGAGAGGCTGCTCGCCGAGCGGAGCGGGATCCTCAACTGGTGCCTTGCCGGCTTGAAGGCCTACCACGATGCCGGGTCCCGATTGGTCCGACCATCGACATTTGCCGTAGCTACCGAGGAGTACCGGCTCAACGCCGATGCGGTTTCAAGGTTCCTGGACGAGGAGTGCATCATCACCGGCAACCAGAACGATCGCGAGGTCAGGAGCGATCTCTATGCCGCGTACAAGTCGTTTGTGAAAGATAACGGTGGATCGATCGTCTCCGCGGAGAAGTTCTCGGCCGTACTCAAGGATCGGGGGGTCGTCGGGGACCCGAAGCGTGCCAGGCTGATCAACGCGAAGGGGGAAACAGAATTCGTCCGGTACTGGCTTGGAATCAAGTACAAGACCAACGACGAGCGCCGTTTGGAATGGGGGGGGATCTAGGTGTGCCACGTTGCCGGTCGGATCCGGAAACTTTTCCCTTGTCAACTATCCTTGCGTAGGGGGTTTCCCGTACTTGGCACAACCTGGCACCCTGGCACGGGCCTGGATCTGCTCTCTGCGACTCCTCTTTTCGGACTCTCCTGCCTCACGTCGACCGTCGAAAATCGTACTATCAGAAGGTGACTCAGATGGACAAAACCTGCACAGGACCTGACACGAGTAACGCTGTTAACAACGCACTCGACAAGGCCGAGATCGTTCGCATCCTCGGGACCATCCTCGAAGATGTCAACATCGACGAGAACCTCGATGTGTATCACGGCCTGGGTGAACTTATCTCCGCGATCGAGTCCGGCGACTTCGACCTGTCGACTGAGGCCCTGGTCTCCGCGTTGGTGATGAGGGCAGACGTCGAGGCCGGGCTCGAGGTCGCAGCCGACTGCGAGGGCATTGGGACAGTGTATGCCAACCCCAACGACGGCATCCGCATCAGGGTCGCGGTCGGGGCGCATCGGTTCCGCCCGTTCTGGAATGCAATCAGATCCGGCGATCTCGTCCCGATGGAGGCGAGCAAGTGACCGCCCCGCTCGAAGACGTCCCGATCCCCGTCCTCAAGGCCGAGCTCCAGCGCCGGCAGGTCTCGCCTGTCGACCGGCTCGAGCCCGAGGAGTGCCCGGAGGAGTGGAAGACAGGAGGAGACGAATGAAGCTCGGACTGAAGGGCTATTCCCGCTCCGCGCTCCTCGCCGAGCTCCTGACCCGGCCGGGCGTCCAGTCCCGCGCGTTCACCGCTGGCGAAAAGATCCGGGTCGAGACCCGCAAGACCGAAGGCGGGCAGACCTACCCTGTCGACATCTGGCACGAAGACGGCCCGGCCGTCCTGCTGAAGGTGATCCCTTGACCGGAACCATCACCATCGCCCCGGTCGGCAACGACGCCCCGGCCGACGTCCGGCTCGACGGCAAGACCGACATGGCCGTGCTCGCGAAGTACTGGACTGTCGCCGGCGCGAACGTCCACATGCTTTCTGGAAAAGTCAACCTCAACGGCGGCTCATCTGGCGACCCGTCCGGGGGCGGCTACCTCCGGCCCGGCAAAGGGGCAACGATCACCGGCGAGCCCGGCACCGTCCTCGAGGCCAGGTCGTCAATCGTCCGCATCACCATCGACAAGCCCGGCGTCACCCTGAAGCAACTCGTCTTCGAGGGCCGGGCCCATCTCCAGTGGTTCGATACGGGCGGCGACTTCGTCGGGGAAGACCTCACCGTCGACCAGGACGACCAGTTCGGAAACTATGACGACTGGAAGGCGTTCGCGGAGTCGCAGCCGTCGTATGCGAAGCCCAACACCTACTATGACCTGAAGCGGAACTGCACGGCCGCGTTCCTCTTCTATGCGAAGCCCGGCAAGACCCTCAAGAAAGTGACCCTCCGCCGGTGCTGGGCCGTCCGGTCGTATCACCACGGCTTCTCGTGCCATACCTACGGCGCGCAGGAGGGCGGCACGTTTGCGGACTTCCTCTGGGAAGACTGCGAGGCGATCTCGTGCGGGTCCGGCCTCCTCTCGCCTCGCGACTGGAGCTGCGGGTTCCTGGTGGATACGGGCAACATCATTCGCATGACGTGGCGCCGGCTCCTCGCCGTGGACACGTACCAGAGCGGGGGCCACACCGACGGATCGTGGACGGGGCATCGGCAGGACGTCGAAGACTTCGTCATCGAGGACTTTGTCGCGATCGACTGCGGCCGACGATGCAGCCCGGCCGAGGTCGAGCGGTTCTGTTGCGGGATCTATGTCCAGTCGGCGCAGCTCATCAACTGCCGCACCGAACGCTGCGCCCTCGCCGGCATCGGGATCAAGAATGAGAAGCCAAACTCGCTGGTAGTGCGCGGCTGCCGCGACACGGGCTCGAAGTACGGGATGATCGCCGAGTATGCCTGCAACGGCGCCAAGATCCAGTTCACGAGCGACGGGGCGAAGGTCAGAGCCTTCCAGGGCCAGGTGACGGGCTCGGGCACGCTCGACCTGACCGTGATCAATCCCCCGCCTGAGCCGGCCATCCTCTTCGGCCGGACGGCACGCATCGACTACTTCGACTGCCCCGGGCACGCGGCACAGGTCCGCGACAAGTACGACGTGCTCAAGTACACCCTGATCGGCGGGAACATCATCATCTCGGGCGAGGATGTCCCGACGTATGAGGTCTGGGGGGACAGCGTCCTCAAGGGCCTCCCGTCATACGCCCCGCTGGACGACGAGCCCGAGAACCCCCCGGTCGACATCCCGAACCCGATCCCATCCGGGAGCCTCTACGTCGAGGACGGCGAGTGGATCTGGTTCCAGCCTCCCGAGGGCCGGCCCGAGCAGTTCCGGATCAACGGCACCGCGCAGACGATCCCCCCTGCCTACCTGCAGGCCGGCGGCGTCACCCTCCGTGCGGTCTACGGCCAGGTTAGGGTCTCTGCGACCGGCCTCCCCGAGCTCGCACTCGGTTTCCTCCCCGACCTGGTGCGACAGTTCTATGGCGATGTGAAGGGGGTGGTCTGATGCCATACATATCGCCCGATGAGAGGGAGAGAATTGACGCGGGTCGCGGGCCCGAGACCCCTGGTCAGCTGAACTACGTCGTCTCCCGGTTGATCGACGAATACCTGGCGCGCAAGGGGCCGATCCGGTATGGCCATGTGAACGAGGTGGTCGGGGTTCTCGAATGCGCAAAGCTCGAACTCTACCGCAGGATCGCAGCCCCGTATGAGGACCGGAAACTCGCCGAAAACGGGGACGTTTACGAGGTGGCGCCCCGATGAAACTCCTTTACCTCGCCGGCCCGTTCAGCGCGCCGGAGGGCGACCCCGACCCCCTGCATACCATCGAGCAGAACATCCTCGCGGCCTCTCGGATCGCCCTCGAGGCCGCCCGCGCCGGCTGGATGCCTATCACGCCGCACAAGAATTCTGCCGGGTTCCAGCACTGTCCGGACATCCCTGCCGTGTTCTGGTACGACGGCGACCTCGAGCTCATGAAGCGATGCGACGCGGTCCTAATGCTGCCGGGCTGGAGAGAGTCGAAGGGCGCGGCCGTCGAGCGAGCCGTGGCCGTCGCGCACGGGATCCCGGTCAGCGAATATGAGCGAGGGGGCATACCGGCCCCCGGGCAGACCGTCTATCCCCGGGCGCCGATCCAATTTATCAAGATTGACAAGCCCGTCGGCGACGACGTTGCCTATGCAGAGAAGGTCTTGCGGGAATGGGGGATAGATCCCGATCCCAAGCCCCGTTCAAACATGAAGGTCGTCGACAGCAACGGCGAGGGGGTAGAGCTATGATCCCCGGAATCCCGGACGGCCTCCTCGATCCCAACCCGGCAGACAACCCGGCCCGGGCCGGCACTCGCGCAGCCTTCCGCAGCGGCGAGATCTGGGTCGAGTTCGAGAACATTCCCAGCCGGCACCTGGCCCGCCTCGAAGCCCCCCCCGCCTTCGACGGCGAGGCCCTGCGCGGGATCTTCCGCCTGGTCCAGCCGATCTATACCTCCCTCCCGGACGGCCAGGGGGCCGGCATGGAGGTCTTCAAGGTCACCACCAGGAAGCCGATCCTCTCGGCCTGGTCCTCCCTCTCCCTCACCGAGGCGGGGCCGGTCTTCGTCACCCAGCAGAACCTCCTCCCGTATGTCTTCGAGGAGAACACCATCCACCCGCTCGGGATCCCGCTCGCCCTAAACCGCACAAAGACCACTCGAAAGTTCGACGCTGATCGCGTGATCTGGTATCTCCGAGCACAGCGGGACGACGAGAGCGCCGAGAAGGTCCAGACCATACGCGAGACCCTCGACGGAGTCCTCGCGTCCCTCAACACCACGGAGTATGATATACGATGACCGCGGCTGCCGGCAACTCACAGCAGTACGCCACGACCGAGGACCGAATCGAAGAGTGGGGCCGGCATGTCCACATCCACCACACCCTCAAGGCGGCGACCGTGCACAAGCGGGTCGAGATCCTAAAACGAGTGGTCCGAGAGGGAGGCGGCGAGGCCGGCCTGTACTCGGACGACCCGCAGAAGGTTGGCCTCCGCCTCCACGGCGGAAGGCGCCACGGCCGGCAGGAGACGGCCCTCGTCCGCGAGGTCGTCTCCGTTCTGACCGATTTCAGAGGTTGGGCCTCAAGGGCCCACTAACCCTCCTCCAACGAGGGAGGACCAGAAGATAAGCAGGAACCAAGGCCAGAGCAGCTGCACAACCTGAATCAGCTGTGCGACGTCTGCCAACCTGGATATCCGCGTCCACCATCGTCCTTTCGACAATAAATTATGGTCCTTCTGCGTTTCAGAAGGCACATTATTTATGTAATAATTGTTAACGGTTACCTGACCCAGGTAATAGTTCGTTTCGACCTTTTTGCAGAAGGTCGGGCAATGCGAACTCGGAAAATAATACGAGTTGATTATATTCCGATTATCTATTGGTATGTGGGCCATAAAAACACCCATATATAATTGACTTCGCTTCTTTAAATACTTAATTACCTTTACGATAAGTCAACGATGGCTTTTTCCATACGTCGTATCTTACCCTTGTAATGTCAGAGTTCGACACTCTTTTGGAGATCGCACTCCTCGCGATCGGCATCGTTGGCGGATACGCCGCGTTCAAGTGGGCCGCGATGGTCAACGTCATCAAGACGTTCCTCCTTGCGATCCAGGCCATCCGCGCTGCAAAGGCCGACCAGGTCGTCACCGACGCCGAGAAGATCGCCATCGCCGACGCCGCCCTGATCTTCGAGGCCGCCATCTCGACCTGCATCACCACCGTTCGGCGGTGAGACATGGCCGCCGGTTGGAGTTGGGAAAACCTGCCGACCCCTCCGGGCCGGTATGGCCCCGAGTTCGAGGAGCGCGCGCCGCCCCGACCACCGACGCCGGCCGGTGAACCTGTGGGGCTGACTGACTGATGGCCGCCGGAGATCCCGAGACCTTCAGCCTCCCGTCGACCGAGCGATTCGTCGCGCCGGCCGACCCCCTCGACGCGCTTGTCCAGGTCGCGGAGCTCAAGACCGCAGTCTCGCGGAACACACTAACCCTCGCCCGCATCGAGGACAAACTCGATCAGATCCTCGCGGAGCTGCAGGCGCGGCCGAACACCTATCCTGAGGCAGAGTATGGATTCCCCGGACCACGATGACGAGACAATCCCGCTCGCGGCCCTTGACCGTGGGCTGAAAGCCTGGCTCGAGTCATGCCCGTAGACCCTGCAGACCTCGCCCGGGAGTACGAAGCCGGCGCCGGCCTCCGCCCGCTCTCGAAGAAATACCACATTCCGTATGCCAAGGTCCGCGAGCTCCTCGTCGAGGCCGGCGCCACCATCCGGTCGCCGAACGGCGGCACGTCGAAGGAGCAGCAGATCAGCTCGATCGAGCGCGATGCCCGGGTCCGGGCGGTCCTCCGGATGATCGTCGTCGACGGAGCCGCAGACCGACAGGACGTCTACGCCCTGGCGACGGATCCCGAGGGCCCGTATCGGTGGGAGGTCGTGATCGAGACCATCGACGGCTACCTCTCCGACGCCCGGGCCCTGCTCCGCGATCGGACTGCGGCCGAGATCGAGGATCTCCGCGCTCTCCTGGTCGCACGGCTCGAGCTGCTCTGGCAGGAAGCCCCTGACACGAAGACGAAGCTCGAGGTGGTCCGCGAGCGCGGCAAACTCGGGGGCGCCTACCCGGCGACGAAGATGGAGCACACCGGCACCCTGACCTGGGCGGAGCTGATCCAGAGTGCGAGCGAAGGATCCGACGACTGAGGAGCGGCGCGCCATCCTTCGGCGCTCGCTCGACGACCCGGCCTGGTGGGTTCGCGAGGTCCTCGGCCACGAGCTCTGGCCGGGCCAGGTCCGGATCCTCGAGTCCGTGCGGGACAACCGGGAGACGACCGTCAAGTCCTGCCACGGGGCCGGCAAGAGCTTCAACGCTGCGGCGACGGCGCTCTGGTGGCTCTACTCTCATCCGCATTCGACCGTGATCACGACCGCCCCGACCGATCGCCAGGTCAAGGGCATCCTCTGGAAAGAGATTCGGCTCGGTCACCAGCGGGCTCGCCGGCCTCTGGGGGGCGAGCTGCTCAAGCAGGAGCTCAAGATAGCGGACGACTGGTGGGCCTGGGGGTTCACCGCGCCCGACTACGACCCCGACCGGTTCCAGGGCTTTCACAGCATCTACACCCTCGTGATCGTCGACGAGGCGAGCGGGGTCTCGGACGACATCTACGACGCGATCGACGGGGTCCTGACGGCAGACGAGAGCCGGCTGCTGATGATCGGCAACCCGACCAACCCGAGCGGACGGTTCGCCAAGGCCTTCAAGACGCCCGGGATCGCGAAGGTCAGCATCTCGGCCTTCGACACGCCCAACTTCACGACCTTCGGCATCACGGAGTCAGACATCATCGCCGGCACCTGGCAGGAGAAGATCACGGGCCCGTTACCCCGCCCCTACCTCGTCACCCCGCGATGGGTCGCGGACCGCTACCAGCGATGGGGACCCGGCTCCGCGATGTACGTCGCGAAGGTGAAGGCGCAGTTCCCGGCCGCCGGGACCGACACCCTCATCCCGCTCCACTGGATCGAGGCGGCCGTCGCCCGGACCCTGCCGCCCTCGGCGCCCTCCGAGCTCGGGGTCGACGTCGCCCGGTACGGCTCGGACGAGACCGTGGTCATGCACCGGGCCGGGCCGGTCGTCCGGACAGTCCTGGTCATGCCTATGAGCGATACGATGGAGGTCGCCGGCCGCGTGATCCAGCTCCGCCGCGAGCTCGGGGCCAGGGTCGCGAAGGTCGACGCGGTCGGCCTCGGCGCCGGCGTCTTCGACCGGATCGCCGAGCTCGACCGGGAGGCCAAACGCTACGACGCCGTCGAGGAGATGCAGAGCGGCGCCCGGGCCGAGGACCCCGAACGGTTCGCGAACACCCGCGCCGAGTGGTACTGGGGCCTGCGCAAGCGCTTCGAGGAGGGAGACATCGACCTCGAGGACGACGAGGTCCTCGTCCAGCAGCTCGCGGACCTGAAATACAAGGTCAACTCGCGCGGGCAGACGATCATCGAATCGAAAGAAGACATGAAGCGGCGGGGCCTCTCGAGCCCCGACCGTGCGGATACCCTCATGCTCACCTTCGCGAAGGGCGTCGACCACGACGCGGTCGCCATCCCCGGCTCCGCGATCCCCTCGGGAAATTCATTCCCATCGTTCATGGGCCGGACCTCCTCCGGCATACCGAGGATCTTCTGACATGGCATCCAACACATTCACAACCGACGAGTCCGGCGTCACCTACGTCGCGAACATCTACGGCTACGGGGGTTTCTCCACATCGGACGTCACCGCAGAGAAGCTGTACAAACTCCGCGGAAACCTGCACGGCCGCAGCCCGATCGACAAGCTCGTCAACGAGGTCTTCCCCGAGGAGCCGACGATCGAGGCTGTCGACAGGGACGAAAACCCCGCGACCGACCTCGAGCGCGAGCTCCGGGCGATGCTCTTCGCCGAGGACGTCGACGTCCCGACACGGATGCGGCAGACGTTCATCGACCGCTGCTGGTTCGGGGCGTCGATCCTCAACTGGGTATGGGCCGTCGAAGGAAACCGCGTCGTCCTGAAGGCCCTGACCTGGCTCCAGCCCTGGTCGTTCGGCACGCTTCCCTCTGGATGCTCGACGGTCTGGTCCCCCATCCTCCAGGGGATTGTCAAGGGAGCGGACAAGAAGACGATCGAGTTCCACCAGATGCAGGACGGCGCGAGGCTCCCGACGAAGCTCGACGAACGATCCATCCTGATGGTCCTGGACCCGACCGATGGCGAGCTCGCCGGCGACCCTCTTCTCCGCCCGGTGGTGCCGCACCTCGAGATGCTCTCGTTCTGCTACAACGCGACCATGCAGCTCGTGAACCGGTGGGCCGTCCCGCCGCTCTTCATCAAGATCATGAAGCCTCAGCCGGCATCGCCGCTCAACGGCAATGTCGGCGACGTCGACTACGCGAACATGGTCCTCAAGCACTGGGGCAAGGATAACGCCTACCCCATTCGCGACAACATGGAGTTGATCACGTTCGATGGGAAAGAGGGGAGCATCAACGTCGTGGATATCATCAAGCTGCTGATCAAGGTCGTCGAGGACTACACGAACCCGTCCAACCAGCTCGCGAAGTCCGGCACCCTGATCGGCGGCTCGTCCGAACCCGAGGCCGACCTGACCCGGACGTACATCCGCGGTCACCACCGGTGGATCGAGGCGGGATACAACAGGATCATTCGGTATTACCTGGACGCGAACGGCTATACCGAGAAGGGCTACACGGCCCGCTTCAGGATCCCCGAGCGAGCATCCGACCGGTCCCGCATCCAGCTCGAGCAGGCCCGGGAGATGCGCGAGGCAAAGAACATCATGCCGAACGAACACCGGATGCTCTGCGGTGCGACCGATGCCCTCAGTGACTCGGACCTCGCAGAGGCGAACGCCTACTGGACCGCGAACGCCCCCGCGGCGACTCCCTTCACCTTCACGAACGCCGCACCGGCCGACGCATTCGCGCACCACGACCGCATCGCCGGACAGACCTACCGGAACCTCGACGACGCGCTGAAACGCCTGGAGCGGGACGTCGTGGCGGCCCTGGAGGCGTCGGCGTGAGCGAGCCCCAGTACCTCGGCAGGCCGGCCCAGACCGAACCGGAGCCCGCCCCGGTGCCGGTCGCACCGCCGGCCCCCGCCCTCCCGCTCGACCCACTCCGGCTCCGCATGATCGCGAACGCGCACAAGCGGATCGCCGAGGCCTACGACCGGCTCGCCGACGACCTCACGCAGATGGACACCCTCGACCGCGACCCGGACGACACAGCGTTCCAGGCCGAAGTCATGATCGCCGAGTACCGTCGGGGGAAAGCGGAGGTTGGGGAATGAGCTGCCCGAACGCAGTCCCAACCAATTCCGCCGAGGCGGAGTGCCATGCCCCCGACGCATTGATCGGAACCGTGTGTCAGGGCTATGTCTGCTCTCAGAATGTCCCGACACTTCAGGAGGTTACCGATGCTGTCCGTAGCGTAAGAGGGCTTGTGATGTTGTTCCGATCGCGAAATAAAGATCTGAACGAGTGGACCGCACGAACGGCAAGGGACGTCGACCTTGCGCTTTCGGACGCCCTCGACTTACTCGACGAGGCATCCCCATGAAGACCCGCTGGATCCTCTGGCTTGCGGCCCTGTTCGTCCTCGCCGCCGGTGCACTCCAGCAGGTCGGGGGATCGTGATCTCCCTCCGCGCCGAGGTCCTCGACGACCTCGTCGCGACATACAAGCAGGAGCAGATCGCGACCCTCGCCGAGGACGTCCGCCGGGCGCACATCATCGGCGACCTCCTCGGACAGCGGCATCTCAGGAATGCCGGCGTGCACACACACGGGATCACGAACGCACTCCCGGAGAAGTGGACATATGCCCCAAAGCGTTCGACCGAGTATGGGTATACGCCGGATCTCCATTACCGGGACAAGTGGGGCAAACTGGGCAAGCTCTCCTTCGAGCATGTCGCGAAGGAGGCCGAGACCTATCTGGTAGAATACAAACGGCAGCTCGAGGATCTCGGCGGAACCATCATCGATGGCAAGCCGGTCGCCTGGCTCGAGGACCACTGCCAGTCGGTCCGGGCCGACGTCGCCGCGACGATCGAGGACGGGATCCGGGAGGGCTGGTCGACCAAGGCCGTCGCCGCCCATCTCTCCGAAGTGATGGAGGGCAGCCGCTCGAAGCTCATGACGATCGCCCGGACCGAGATGATGCGGGTCCAACATCGGGGCGCCATCACCCGCTACCAGGCGGCCGGCGTCGAGACCGTGATCCGGATCAACGGCCCGAACCCTTGCGACGAGTGCGCGGCCGAGAGTGGAGAGGAGTATCCGATCGATGCAGTCCCCGAGGATCATCCGAACGGGAGCTGTGATTTCATCCCGAACATTCGGATTCCACCGCCCGAGGAGGCGCTCATCGACGAGAACGAGATCGCGAAGCTGCTCGAGGAGGCCGGCGCGTGATCACTCGGTATGTGTGCCCGAACTGCGGCGCAAGGATGGTCGATACCCGCCCCGCTACCTATACCAGCATACTCGAGCCGCGTCCGTGCATTAGCTGTGGCTGGTTGACAGCGGTAGTCCGACCGTCGTGTCTGACCAGCGGGGGATTGGTGTGACATCGGGCCGGCCGTTCTCGGATCCGGAGAAGGCGTACATTATCGAGCATGCCCCGACGCGGCAGAGCTGGGGCCGGCTCGCCGCAGACCTGGTCCGCGAGTTCCCGGCGGAGTCCGGGGGCTATCGAGACGGAAAGTCGGTGAGGAACTGGTACCGCCGGCACGAGCACGAGACGACGGCGAAGATCGCAATTGTGATTCCGGTCGACGTCGCCGAGCGGCTCCGGACCGCCGGCCTCTCGCCCGTCGAGATCGGGGCGCTCGTGGTGCGGGGACTTGGTCGTGTCTGACCTCCTACCCCGCAGACGACCGGTCCTCGGTGCGGTCTGCACCCCCTCTCACGACAGGTCGACCCGGACCAGGCTGCGGTTATGTGGCTGCACCCCGCCTCGATCGTCGCGCTCTGCCACCGCTGCGGGCACTCGGGCATCATCCCACCCCGGTTGGTGGGACGATGACCCCCCCGGTCCGGCTGGCCATGCGCCGCGTCCTCGATGCCGGAGAGTTCTGGGCGGAGTTCCCGCCCGATGTCCCCGGCCGGCACCGGTTCATGCGGGTCGAGGATGTCGAGGACGACGGCCAGGCCCTCAGCGCAACGTTCGAGGGGGCGGCGATATTCAACGCCCTGCCGAACAACAGCGACCCCGAGGGGGAGTTCGTCCGGATCGACGCCGGCGAAGCGATTACGCTCGGCGAAGATTGGATATTCGAGCACGAGGACGACGAGACGCCCTTCGCGACCCGCCCGAAACTCGCGCCGATCACGATCCTGCCCGGGCACGTCATCCCGTGTCACATCAACATCACCCTGCAGCACCGGAAGGAGACGCGGTGTCTCGACGCCGATCGCGTGATCTGGTGGCTCGAGGGCGCTGCGGCGAGCGACCCGTACGCGCAGCGGGAGGAGCCGATTGCGGACCCCCTCTGCCGCATCGCCAAGGGGCTGAAGAGGGTCGAGTTCGATGTGCCGGAGGGGTCGCCGTGATCTCGACATCGCAGATTCTCGAGTTCCTGAAGTGCCCCCTGTCGTTCAAGGTCAAGTACGTGCTGAAGGCCCCGTCTCCCGAGCCCCCGTCGCCGGCGCTCGAGAAAGGGTCGCGGGTCCATGGCGCGATAGCGGATGGCACAACCCTCGAGGACGCGGAAGAGCAGGCGATGGTGGAGCGGGCTCGGGCCTGGCTCGCGACCGCGCCGCCGGACCCGATCCACGAGACCACGTACGAGGACCGCAACAACCCCGGGCGATTCTTCGGCGACCTCCTCGGCACCACGCGGGCGATCGGCATCTTCGACGTCCACTGGAATGAGCCGGCGATGGCCGTCGACTGGAAGACCGGCGGGTTCAAACCGAAGTACGTCCGGCAGTAAGAGATCCAGGCATATGTCCTGGGGGAACTCTACCGGCAGCACTACGGCCGCGACCTCGAGAGGATGACGTTCGTCTTTCTCAAGGACGGCAAGACCTACGATGCGACCTGCCTCACCGACCCTGTCGCGGAGGCCACGATCGCCGTGACTGTCTCCGGTGTTCTGCACCAGATCGATGCGGGGCTGTTCCCGAAGCGCCCCGGTCCGCTCTGCCCATACTTTGAATGGAAAACATATTGCAGACCGACCCCCGGGATCCGCTGACCCGGCGGAACACTTATTTTATGAGCCCCCCATATGGGTAATGTGAGCGATTCATATACGATAGACGGCTTCGAGGTCCTCGAAAAAAAGGTCTCGAAGCACGGCAGCAGCGGGCACCTCTACGTTCCTGCGTCGTGGATCGGGGCGATTGTCAAGGTGATCCGGACCACCCCGATCAAGGAGTCTGACGAATGAAAACGAATCCGAAGGAAATTCGCTGCGACATCTGCGGACTGCCGATTCTGCAGCGGCCCGATCAGATTGGGAACACCACACTCGAGGATGGTGGAGTAGCCTACCACAACGAATGCGACGCCCGCGCGCGCAAGGGCTATCGGTTCGACGGAAAGGGAGGATGCAGGCCCCCGCTCGATATGCTGAAAGGGTACTCCGACGAGGACCTGGTCGACACTCTCTTCAATCGTCTTGGTAACACCAAATTGATCCCTCCTTCGCCGGGTGAATCTGGCGTCGGCTCGATCGCCGCGAGAGGAATCGTCGGAGAAGAGCGCATCGATCTGACTCGCACCCCTCTCCCCTCCATGGTGGAGAGGCTCCTGAAGGAGGCCAGGAGTAAGACGTCCAATTTTCCTTTCGATCTCAAAGCAGCCCCGGCCGACGATAGCGCCGATACAGATGCGATCGAGTGGGACTGTCCCGTCTGCCAGGAGACTCGGAGCGCCGCGGGATATGAACCTGCGATCTGCAAGGTCTGCGGCTACGGGTACGTGAACCCGGACCTGTCAAGAGAAGAGGAGATGGCCCGGCTCCGCCGCGAGATCGCGATCGATCGGGCCAGGCTGAACCGGGGCGAGGAGGACGAATGACACAAGTGGTTGGATTCGATAAAACGGTGGGGCTTGGGTGCCTCGAGTGTGGATGTATGGAGTTCCTGGACGACGAATCCGGGACAACCGATAGTCTGACCTGCGTCGCGTGCGGGGCACGATTCAGCCCCGTCTCGGCACAGGACGTGACGCTAGCCCTGACCTCGCGTCCAGTGAAACCCCGGGAGAAGCCGCAGCGACACATCCGCACCTGCTCGGAATGTTACTGGTTGCAGAACCTGGCGCCGACAAATGACGGCCGGTTCCCATGCCGTCGGTATCCGCGTATGGAACTGGTGTCCCCGCTCCACTGGTGCGGCGAGTTCTTGTTTGCGCGAGGCCGCCGGTCGGCTGCCGACGATCTTCATGACGAGGTTCCAGAGCACGATTGAGGAGAACCAATGACCCCCGAAGAGTTCGAGGACCTCACCGCCCACATCCGCGAGGCGAAGGCCGATGCCTGCCGCGTCATCGCCGACGCGCTCCGCCCGGTGCTGGAAGCCGTCGCTGCGTGGGTTGCGAAGTGGTGGCCCCTCATCGAGCGGGCGCTCCTGACCGCGCGGCGCTTCCGGGCGTTCCAGCGGCACCGGCCCGTCCGCCCCGCATGGGTGACGGGGCTCCGGCCCCGGGGGTGTGGATGACCGAGAAGATCGACATCGAGGTGATCCGGTCGGGGGCCGCCGCACGGTCGGCGTTCGCCGGGCACGAGACGGTCGTGGAGGGCGCCCTCTTCGACATCAATCACGAGGCGATCGATGCGCTCCGTGAAGGCTACATAACCGCTCGGATAACGGGAACAGAGCCGGCCCCGCCCATGGTTTGGATCTGCCCCCAGTGCCGGCACGACAACCCGCTCGACGGCGACCTGCCGGAGACGTTCACCTGCGCCGCGTGCGGGATGCAGGGGCGGCGGTTGCCATGACCGACGATGATTTGATCATCATTGCTGAGTCCAAAAACGCGGTACGCGACGAAGATGGAAACCTGAAAGACGGACTTGATCTGTTCGCGTATGACAATGAGGGGGTCGGAGTATCCTGCTATTTCGCCGTGGTACGGTGCCCATCGATCAAGGAGGACGAGATTAATATCCCCTGGTCCGAGGTCCTGAAGCATGCGCCGCTAGATGCACTCGTCGAGGCGTTGAAGGCCCGGCCCGACACCGTCGTCTACCAGCCGACCGGAGAGACTTTCGTCCAGCTCTCACCTATCCCTCCGCCTCCTGAGGGTGTCGACGGAGTGTGCTCGAGAGCCACGTCGGCCGGCGCCGAGGATCTGCTCATGATCGTTCGGAGGTATGGAACATGACAAACGAGACAATAATCGCAGAGACCCCCGGCGCGAAGCGGTATACGCAGAACGATGTTGATCGGGGGTTCCCCACCGTTCCGGTCGGGCATGTCAGGGAAGGGATGGAGGCCATCGCGACCGAGGCCGGCGTCCTCTTCCGATACGGCACGACCGAAGGGGGAGGCTATCAAGTCTATGACAACTTCGAGGTGTCGTGGGATCAGATCCTGGATCACGCACCGACCGACGAAATGCGAAAGGTATTGAGATCGCGCGGTGAGATCGGTGGAGGCGAGTAGTCATGGTCGAACCCCGCGATTGTAATGCCAGTGCCTCTGAGGTGCCCGCGGAACCGGTCGGCAGTATCAGCTGCCCCCAGTATTGCGACAGTCCGATCCAGATACGGGACCGGACCTCGCTCGCGGCCGCCCGGATCCTCTTCGAATGGATGGCCGACGAAATCGAGAGACGCGACCCCGCGCCGCCCCGACAGACCAAAGCCAAAGCGTCCAAGAAGGCCGTCGAACCGGTCGATTTCACTGCTCCGGATGATCCGAAGAAGAGAAGTCTCGTCCTCGACAAGGCAGTGAGAGCGACCATCAAGGAGTTGGCGGATGTGAGTGGACGCGCGAGCAGGACCGAGATCGTCGCGGCCCTTACCGATCGCGGATACACAGCAAAGGAGATCCTTGACAAGCTCGATAATCTCGGGAGGACCGGTGAAATAATGGAACCAAAAGATGGGATCGTCAAGCTGATCTGACTGTAAGTGAGTCTATTTTTTAACTATATATTTAACCTTAGATACACTTATCTCCTCATACGTCTATTATTATATGTGAAGACTCATAAAGAAACTGAACCTGCGAATGCCCCGTTGGCGTTCGCTGAGGCACAGAACGCTGAACAGTCTCCGGTCGAGCGGCTCGCCGCCCGGCCTGATGGCATAGTTGATCTCGAGGGTATCGACATCGCAACCGCGTGCCAGTTTCCGCGGACGACGATGCCGTCGTCGTGAGCGAGCCCCCTCGGAAGAGGGAGTGGTCGGTGCCTGGTGGCACCGATAAAAAGCAACACCCAAATAGCGAGGCGACAGATGCGCCACAATGCGGATCTTTCTCCTCACCCTCAGCATCCTCCTTCTCGTCGGCGCCGCGACCGCGCCGGCAGCGGCCGCGACCATCACGAGTCCCGGCGTCTACAACCTGACCGGCGACATCACCGGCTACGATACCCAGCTCCGGATCGCTTCCTCGAACGTCGTCCTCGACGGCATGGGCCATACCATCGCGGGCGCGAACGCCGACGGTTCGTATGGGGTCGAGATCGGCTCGGGCGCGGAGGCCCGGATCGCGAACGTCGTCGTTCGCAACATGACCGTCCGCGCATGGGACACCGGCATCGGTATCCAGAACACCGACTCGGTGCTGGTCGAGCGCGTCACGGTCGAGTGGTGCACGAACGGCATCGACGCCTACTACTTCGCCTCGAACGGCACCATCCGCGACTGCGCCGTCCGCAATAACCTCTGGTACGGGATCGCGCTGGGATACCCGAGCGGGGGCTTTTACATCTCCAAAAACGACGTCTCGGCGAACCGGCGCGGCATCGACCTCGACGAGTCGCGCGAGGGGGCGACGAGCTGGATCGTCGACAACACGGTCCACGACAACCGCGATGAGGGGATCTCGGTCTCATCGAGCGCGGCGCTCGTCCTCGACAACGTCGTCCGGGACAACGCCGGCGACGGGATCGCCATCGCCTACGGCGGTGCGGACGTGAACGGCAACACGATCACGGGGAACGGCGGCTCCGGGATCGATGCCTCGACGAAGGCCGGCGGGGCGTTCGTCAACAACACGATCGTCAATAACGCGGTCGGCGTCTCCCCGGACAACACGGATTCCGTCGGCTCGACCAGGCTCTGGAACAACTACCTGAACAACACCGAGAACGGGGCCTTCTACGGCGACGGAGAAGGGTATGGTCAGCAGATCAACACGACGAAGACCGCCGGCCCGAACATCGTCGGCGGACCGTTAATCGGCGGGAACTACTGGGGGGCGCCCGACGGCCGCGGGTTCTCGGACCTCACCCCCGACGCGAACGGCGACGGGTTCTGCGACGCCCCCTACCGGAACCCGGAGGGCGCCGTCGATTCCCTCCCCCTGGCGAATCCGCCGGCCGGCCCCGTGCTCGTCGCCGTCCCGGGAGGAGTGGGGCTTCCCCGCGACCTGGACGGCAGCGGGCTCTTCCGCGACGTGAACGGCAATGGTCGACATGACTTCGCGGACGTCGTGCTCTACTTCGACCGGATGACCTGGATCGCGGAGAGCGAACCCCTGGCCGCGTTCGATTACAACCGGAACGGGCGGATCGACTTCGCGGACGTGGTGTCCCTCTTCGAGGCGATGTGATGCTCTCTCCCTGCGCTCCGAAACGGGGCCCATAGCATCGAGTACCCTGAGTCTTTGACCGGCATGAAACAGGAGAAAATCCCAGCCAGCTCACAGGTGCATGTCGGCGACGACGGGAAACTGTACCTGGTATGCACCGCCTGGAAAGCAAATTGACAAAACCCTCTGTTCTCCTTACTATTTTCAAATCTCTAGAAAATACCTCAAAATACCATATATCGAATACCGCCCAATAGTAGTATGCCCGGCGGAGTGACTCATTCCACTGTCCGCGTCGACCAGCTCACTGCCCTTTTCAATGCCGCCACCTCCGTCGAGGGCTCACACCGGGTAATCGGCCAAACGCTGAACAAGTGGAAAAACTACGACGGTCGGCAACTCTTCTATGGCCTCGAAAACTTCGAGGGCACCGAGCCGTCATGGGACTCAGTCCCGGCGATCTTCGCACAGGACCATCCCGACATGGACCTGTACGACGAGGACCCGGAAGCGGCTCTCGCAGCTATCGCCACGATTGACGGCGATCCCGGGCGCGTCGTCGGATACCACTCCGAATCGATAATCTTCACGGCGGGACAGCCCCGGCTCGAGACAAGGGTGACCTTCACCGACGCCGACATCGAGAAACGATACGACGACGGCGAGCTCGCTCCCTCGACCGGGTTCCGCGCGAAGAAGATCAACGACGACGGCACTCTCGACGGCACGGTCCGCCCCCATCACATCCTATACTTCGTCCAGGACCGGCGGAACCAGCCTCGCGACCAGGGCGCGATGCTGCTGAACAAGGAGGATTATGTGACAGACACTCAGGACTCTACTCCCGGCAAATTCCGGGCGTTTTTCCGAGGGCTCAAAGCCCTCCTGAACACCCTCCCGGCAGACGAGGCCGAGGATGGTGAGCCGGTCGCGAACCAGGCCGCCCCGGGCGCGACCCCGATCTCTCTTGATATCTCTCTCGAAGCGCAGCGGCAGCGGCTCGTCGACGCCCTCACGAAGGTGATCAATCCCCGCTGGACCGACGGCACGCCGGGCTGGATCGACGTCGTCGCGACGTTCCCCGACTCGGCCATCTACCGACTCTGTTGCGGGAGCGACGAGACCTACCGGATCGCCTACACCGTCGAGAACGGCGCGTACGCGTTCGGCGTCCCGGTCGTCGTCGAGAAGACCTTCATCGAGAGCGCCCCGGAGGGCACGACCATCCCGGACCAGGCGGCCCCGGTCCAGAACCAGAACGAGGCAGACATGGATAAGAGCACCTACGAGCGGGAGCTCGAGATCGCGAACAAGGCCACGGCCGACGCGCGCACCGAGCTCACCAACAAGGATGCGACGATCGCGTCGCTGACCGAACAGATCACGAACAAAGAGATGGAGAACGCGGCTCTCAAGACACAGCTCGCCGATTTCACGCAGAAGCAGGAGACCGCGCTCTTCGAGCAGTTCTGCCAGAAGATCAAGCCGGCCTATACGGCAACGCCCGAGGCCAAAACCGAGCTCCGGCAGAAGTGGGACGCCGACAAGACCGCGCTCCTCCTGAACATCGACACCATGCTCGTCGACCAGAACGCCGCGACCGGCGCGACCGGTGACGGCGCCGTCGGCGTGACGAACGCGGCGACCTCGAACACGACCGTCGGTTCGTACAACCCGGTCTCCGGGAGGTATGAGTGATGGCAGCCGAGATCGGCCTCCCGACCCCCGTCGGGAAGATCGTCGTGGCCGGCGCTCCGCCGATCGTCCTCGAGCGGACCATCGAGACGGTCGCGAACTGCTACCCCGGCCGCCTGGTCAAGAAGGGCACGACCGACCGCGATGTCGTCGTGAACGATGCCGGTCTCCCGGTCGGCTGGCTCGGGTACGAGCAGGCCGGCACGCCGTTCAAGCCCGCGACCCCGGCGACCATCTACGTGGTCGGCGACGAGGCCCCGGTCGTCAAGGGTGGCGGCTTCGTCATTCTCGCAAAGCTCGCAACCTCACAGACGATCGTCGCCGGCGACCAGCTCGTCCCGGCAGCGGCCGGCATGCTCGCGAAGGCGACTGCTCTCACTGGAACCATCACGGCCGGATCGACCAACGTCACCGGCGACGACGCGACCCCCCCTGTCGTCATCACGGGCGACGTCGGGGTCCTTCCGGTCGTTGCAATCGCCGAGGAGAGCGTCACCACGACCTCCGCCGCAGCCGACATCAAGGTCAGGAGCCTGATCTAACATGGCAGACACTGTACTCCAGGCACTCGGGCGCCAGATCGACGCCGAGATGATCGAGCCGCTCCGGCAGCAGCTCGTCGGCCGGCAGCTCGCGCAGATCAACCCGAACCTCAAGGGCGACGGCATCTTCGAGGTCGTGCACAACACGATGAACGAGCTCGGGACCGCCACGGTCAGCTACTCGCTGCCGCGCCCCGACGGGCCGCGCGACTCGGTCACGGCGACCCGCGCCACGCTGAAAGTCCCGGTCCTCGACAAGGGGTTCGAGATCGAGCGCGCCGACTACGACGTGTACAAGGCGAACGGCACCCCGATCGACACGAACGTCGCGCTCTCGGCCGCGCAGGTGGTCGGGGTCAAGGAAGACGATCTCATCATCAACGGCTGGAAGCCCGACGGCACCAACGCCGAGATCACCGGGTTCTACGCCGGCGCCGGCAACTCGTACACGACCAACGACGACTTCGCGACGGCCGGCAAGCCGACTACCGCACTCTCGGGCGCTCTCGCCCTCATCGAGGCGGACTCGGCGCTCGCCGACGCCTACAACTTCGTCTGTCACCCGACACAGCGTAACCAGCTCCGGGGACTCCGGAACGCGAACGGCGTGCGCGAGGAGCCCGAGTTCGTCGAGATGCTCAACCCGCGCGGCGGCACAGCCGGCAGGATCATCTCCACGACCGCCATCACGGCCGGCACGGGCCTCCTGTCTCCTGTCGACCCGGCCCGCCGGTTCATCGAGCTGGTGGTCCCGCGCGACTACCGGACCTCGCTCGGTGTCGACTCGCGCGACCCCGACAACTCGCCGATCTACGGCCGCGTCATGTGCATGACGATCCCGAAGATCAAACAGGCGAACGGGCTCTGCAGCCTGACGCAGATCTGAGGCACAGATGCGCGTCGTCTGTGACTGCACCGTCGGCTATAACGGGGAGCGGTACCCGAAGGGCGAGCCCTGCGACTTGCCGGATGCGGTCGTCGCCTCCCTCGGCGGCCGGGCCCGGCCCGTCCTCGAGGAGGCCCTCGCTCCTATCCAGGGCCTTCCAACCCCGCCCCCTGGCGATCCGACGGTGGCTGAGTCCATCCCCGGGGGGCATGAACCGCTCGTCGTGGACACGGCAGCGGAGTACGCGGAAGTCCGGGCAAAGACCGCCCCGAAGACGAAGCGGTGAGCCATGACCGCCGATGCCGCACTCGTCGAGGACCTGGCCGGGTACGTCGAGGGAACGGACTTCACATCGGCGCAGTTCGTCCGCTATCTTGGATGGGCCGAGGACCAGGTCGCGACCGACGCCCCGAACATCTCGGGCTCCGCACTCGACCAGGCCCTCGGGCTCCTCGTCGCCCACTACATCGCCCGGAAGGCGACGAACGGCGGCGAGTACCAGACCGAGAAATCGGGCGACTGGTCGGGCACGCGAGCGACCGCGGCCGGTGAGACGGCCTGGCTCGTCGCGTACCGTGCACTCCTCGAAAAGAACGGGACGGTCCAGCCGTCGGCCGGCATCGTCCGCGCCGACCGGATCGCCTCACGGGCCTTCGCACTCTCTGACCAGCGGCTCCCGGAGGTGCCATGAACCTCCCACATATCTGCACGGTGATGCAGCGGACGGCCGGCACGCCGGGATCCCTTGGCTCGCCGACCTATACCTGGTCGGCCGTGGCCACGCCTCGCTGCCGGTTCTATCACAAGAACCCGAACCCGGCGCAGGTCCTCGCGGCCGGCGAGACCGTCCGGAAGATCCCGATGGTCATCCTGCCGATCGCGGTCACGCCTCACGAGCAGCGGATCGTGACCACGGCCGAGGGCTACGCCGGAACATACGACGTCAAAGCGCCGAAGCCGTGCGGCGGCAGCAGCGCGCGGCCGCACCACTACGAGGCCGAACTCCAGGGGGTGACGCCGTGACGCCGCCGCTCGAGCCCGAGGACCTCGAGTCCCCGAGCGCGCTCAAGCTCCTGATCGAGACAGCGACCAATGTCAAAAACCTCGGCCGGGAGATGGGCGAGATCAAGGGCGATCTCAAGTCCGTCGGGGCCGACGTGGGGACGCTCAAGACCGACATCGCCGTCTGCCTGACACAGGAGAAGGCTGTCGACGAGCTGAAGCGGCAGGTCGGGGACCTCGACAAGAAGGTCGATGACCTCTCTACGGCGACGTCGCTTCAGGCCGGTAAGGTCGCCGGCGTCGTCAGTGTGATCGGCTTCGTCGCGAGCATGTTTGCCCCGCTCCTGGGAGGTCGCTGATGGCCCGCGAACTCACCTTCGACGAGGCGATCGCGCTCCTGAAGAAAGTGCCCGAGCGGATCCGGCCCGAGGTCCTCGAAGCGCAGAACCTCAACGTCCTCCTCGTCGAGGGCCAGGCCAAGATCAACTGCGGGTACACCTCTGCGGACGGCCCGGCGCCGGCGACCATCCCCGGCTCCGCGTACGAGTCCTGCCCCTACGAGCACCCCCCGCACGAGGAGGGGACGCTCTGCCGTGGCAATCACGGCTGGGTCGAGGAGCTCTACGGCGGGGCCCAGATCAAGGGCCTGGTCGGCAACTCGGTCCAGGAGTACAACCTCTACGTCCACGAGGGAACCTCGGTCATGGGGGCCCGGCCGTTCCTCTTCGACGCGGTCCGGCAGCAGCGGGACAACATCACCCGGAACCTCTCGGCCGGCGTCGCGAAGGGCCTCGCCCGGGCCAAGCAGGAGGGAGGCGCGTGACGAACCCCGACCCCATCCCCGCGGTCATCGCGAAGCTCGAGGCCGACACCACGCTCCGGACCCTCCTCGGGGGGGCCGGCCGCGTTCGCTTCGGGCACCTCTCCCAGCACGAACAGATCCCCGGCGTCTACGTGACCGGCGGAACCACGAACACGTCAACCCCCGCCTTCGGCTACCGCGTGAGCCGGCTCCGGGACAACGACGACACAGTCCAGCTCGACGTGTGGGCCATGACCCCGGAGGCCGCGCTCGCCATCGCGAAGCGGCTCGACCCGGTCGTCTTCGACGGCATTTCGGGCCTGACACTCATTCACAGGGTCGGCGGCATGGACCCCGCACCCGACCCCGAACGGTCCGAGATCTGGCACGCCACGGCGCGGTACGCGTTCGAGTACAGACTGAGAGACACGATCTAAGGAGGAAACAACCATGACAATGGATCCCAACGAGAAGTTCAGCGGACAGGACGGCGCGATCTACATCGACGACGTCCTGATCGAGGTCGTCCAGGAAGCGAACTACACGGCGACGCGCGAGCCCATCAAGCGCGCCGTGATCGGGAAGTCGGCCGAGCTGCAGTACGACGGCCCGTACAACCCCGAGTTCTCCATGAAGTACATCCAGTCGGGCTTCGACCTCTTCTTCGCGGTCATGACCGACGCCCCGACGGTCGGCGAGGCCCACACCCTCCACGCCGGCATCGGCGACCCGACGACGACCCCCGAGCTCACCCCGATGACGCTGACCAGCTGCGGGGCCGCCTCGCGGATCGAGCTCAAGGCCCTGACCGCCCCGGTCACGACGGCCGGCACGATCACCCTCACGGGCACGGACGTCAACGACAAGCCGAAGGCGGAGATCGTCACCATCCCGGTAATGGCGACCGGTGGCGCGGTGAAATCGAAGGGCTTCTTCAAGACCGTCGCTTTCGCATCGTCGGCAGACTATGTCCAGGAAGGCGGAACCATGTCGATCTCCTCGATCGTCGGCGGCCGGACGGCGAAGCCCTCCCCGAAGTCGAAGCGGATGGTCGTCGTCATGGAGGCCACGAACTCGGCCGGCCTGAAGGGCATTCTCACAATCGCCAACACCTGGCCGATCACCCACGACTTCAGCATGAAGGGCGGGGCGACGGCGCTCATGGAGCCGACCACGAAGTTCGCGATCGAGGACCCGGACCGCGACATCTCCTTCGAGGAGACGAACGTCTGAGGTCGGAGAATGGCGGCGAAAAAGTCAGCACCCGGCGGGACCACTCCCCCCGCCACTCCCCCCGATATGGAGTCGATGACCCCGGCGGAGCGGGCAAAGTTCCTCTACAAGGCGTCGCAGCCCGCCCGCGACAAGCGTCGGGCCGATGAGGAGGCCGCACGCCGGGCCGAAGAGCAGGCCCTCCGGCTCCAGAACGAGCAGGACCTCGCCGAGCTCGCCATGCTCCGCAGGCGCGTGGTCTCCGCGTACGAGGACGTCCCGCTCTCGAACGGCGATACGATCCGCGTCCGGACCGGTCTCGCACAGGACGAGCTCGAGTATCTCATCACGCTCATCGCCGAGGCCGACCGCATCCGTGCTCAGGCTCGCACGGAGAAGCGTGCGCTCACCCCCGACGAGGGCGAGGCCATCGATGAGATCGAGCGGCGGAAGGTCGAGGTGATCACCTACAACGACCTCATCACGGCCGACTGGCTCCGTGAGCATCCGAACGACGTCCCGATCGTCGACCTCATGACCGCCTACCACCGGGTCATGCCCCTGATCGGTCAGGTGGCTGCAAAGCCCCAGGTGGCCGCCCGCTTTCGCGACCAGTAGGACCGGCAGGCGCTACGGCGCCATGCTGCACCACCTGGGGCTGACCGATATCGAGGCCTTCTGGCGACTCCCGGAGGCCTCGCAACGCTACTGGTGGGCCTACTTCGAGATGCCCGACTTCGACTGGAGCAGATAATGGTAGGCGTACTCGGCGAGGCGATGAACCTCGTCTTCAGCATCGTCGCGAAGGACGAGACCCGGGCGGGACTCGGCACGGCAACCGCCGGGCTGCGGACCGTCAAGGGCGCGGCCGACGAGGCCGGCAGCGCAGCCGACCTGATGTCGGGCAAGTTCGGACGGGCCGCAACCGCCATCGCCGCCTCCGCCACGGCCGTCGCGGGCGGCATCACGCTCGTCACGGCTCGGGCGAAGGAGGTCAATTCTCAACTGGACGCGATCGCCCTCTCCACGGGCAACTCCTCGGAGGAGATGCGGGCGCTCGCGAGATCCCTTCAGGACGTCTCGTTCTCCTACGACGAGGTCGTTCAGACATTCCAGACCGCCGAGAGTTACGGCGTGCGAGGAGGGGCGGCGTTCAAGCAGATCGCCTCCGATGCCGACACCCTCGCCGACGCGATCCACGCCTCCGCCCCCGAGTCGGCCGCCACGCTCCTGCAGATCGGTGAAGCCTTCGAGCTCAACGCCGGAAAAGCCGGCGAGCTCAAGGATGCGATCGCCGTCGCGGTCCGCTCCGGACAGACCGACCTCGGCGAGCTCGCACGGCTCACCGGACGGAGCGGTGAGGCGTTCGACGACCTCAACCTCTCGGCCGTAGACATGGTCGCGACCTGGGTCGCCCTCAAGCGCGAAGGAGCCGGGTCGAGGACCGCCCTCCGGGACATCGCACAGGCGGCCACCTCGGCCGCCGCCGCGCAGCAGACCTGGACCGACTCGATGGACGAGGCGATCGCCACGCAGGCCGACCTCACCGAGCGGATCGCCGACACCTCGGACCAGCTCGGCGACATGGGCCGGCAGATCGCGGCGTCCGAGCGCTCGATCGCCGACTACACCGAACAGATCGCCGAGCAGGAGCAGACCGTCGCCGATCTCGCGGCCGCCTACGAAGCGTCCACGACGAACACGGACGAGTTCGCGGCCGCCTACGCCCAGGTCACGGCTCAGGCAGACAGCCTGACCGCCTCCCTCGCCTCGGAGGAGCAGCAGCTCGCCTCCCTCGCCGGGCAGCTGGCCGAGGCCCGGCAGGCGCACGCAGACCTCACCGACCAGTACGCCTCGACCGCACAGGAGATCTCGAGGCTCGAGGCAGAGTACGCGACGGCCGTCACGGCCAACGACTACTTCGCCGAGGCGCTCGAACGGGCGACCTCCGACCTCGAGCGGGCCGAGGCCGCCTACTCCTCGAACGCCGATCGAATCGCCGACTACCGCGAGCAGCTCGTCGACCTCGACGCCGCCTATCAGGACCTCGTCGAGGACCAGGCCGACGCTGCCACGGCCATCGAGAGACTCCGGGTCGAGCAGGCCCGGCAGCTGACGACCGTCACCACGCTCGAGGAGGAGTACCGGCAGCTCGCTGCGTCGACCGAGATCGTGGACGAGGCCGAGAAGAAGCACGTCGCCGAGCTCGAGAGTCTGGAGAACCAGTACGACCGCGTCAGCGGGTCGCTCGACGACTACACGGAAAAACTCGAGAAGAACGCCCGGCAGCGCCAGGAGATCCTTCGGGACCTCGACGACGAGAACGAGACCCTCGCCGAGCTGCAGGCCGAGTACGACATGCTCACCTCTGCGCAGAACGCGCAGGGCGGGCAGCTCTACGTCGACCCGGCAACGATGGACGCGCTCCGGGAGAAGATCGAGGCGTCCAAAGAGCGCGTCGACGACCTCACCTATTCGGCGGGAGAGAACGCCGACCAGCAGAAAGACCTGACGGCCGACCTCGCCGCCGCCCGGGCCGAGCAGGCCCGCCTCGCGCAGGAGCTCGCGAGCACCCGTGCGAACACCGACTGGTATACCGAGGCCGTCACAAAGCAGGCCGAGGCGCTTGCAGCCCTCGGGGACCGTCTCGGCGATGCCCGGGAGCGGTACGCCGACTACAACGACCGGATCGACGACGCCCGGCAGCGGTTCGAGGAGTTCGCCGGCAAACTCGCCGACAACCGCGAGGCGGTCCAGCAGACGAACCGGGACCTCGCGACCGCGGCCGGGACGTCGAACGACCTCGCCACGGCCGTCGCCCGCGCCCGGCGAGACGTCGCCGAGTTCGGAGACGCCGCCTACACCGCGGCCGCAGGTCTCTCTCCCTACCAGGAGGCCCTCGCCAAAACACAGGATCGGGCACAGCGGGTGCAGGACGAGCTCGGCAATGCCCGGGACCGACTCGCCGACCTCGGGCAGCAGATCGCCGATAACGAGGGCTCGCAGGCGAAGCTCGTCTCGGATATGGAGACGGGTCGGCAGAAGATCGCCGACTACCGGACCGAGCTCGAGAAGGTCCAGTCCGAACTCCAGAAGTTCCGGGACGCGCACAAGGACATCGTCAAGGACGTCTCGCCCTTCGAGGAGGCACAGGCGCGGACGACGCAGAAGATCCAGGATGCGGCAACGGCGTACAAAGACGGCGTCGACCGTCTCGGGGACCTCAGGCAGGCCCGTGCCGACGAGGTCACGAACCTCTCCGAGTATCGTGAGGACTACGAGAAGCTGAATACGAAACTCCGCGACCACCGCGACGCCCTCGACGAGGTCATCGGAAAGATCCGGACCCTCAACGCCAATCCCCCAGGGGCACCGAAGGATGAGTTCTACCAGTCCCTCGGGCTCACCCCCGAGCAGATCGCAGGCATCAGACAAGAGCTCGAGCAGCCCGGCGCGGCCGAGAGGTTCGCCGGCGAGGAGAACAAGCGGTACACCACGGCAGACCAGGCGAAATCGTGGTTGGACAAACTGATCGTCGACCTGGGGACGACGCTCGAGCCGCTCGAGCCGCTCGCCTCCCTCGCGACGATGGGCTTCAGCGCGGCGACATCGTTCGGCCTCCTGAAGCTTCTGACCGGCGGCGGGCTCGGAGCGGCGGCGACCGCGGGCGGGGCGACACAGACGACCCTCGCCGCGTTCGGGATGGGCGAGACGGCAGCCGCGGCAGCCGGCGGAGCGGGGGCCTCCGTGATCGGGGGCGGCATCGCTGCGACCGGGATAGGGAGCTACCTCGGCTCCCAGCTCGGGCCGCTCGGCTCCCTGGCGGCGTTCGGCCCGGTCGCCGGGCCCGCCGTCGGGATATCCGGCACGGTCACGAAACCATTCTGGGACCTCGTCGAACGGGCACTCACGGGGCAGGACCTGGAGTTCGGGTTCGGCACCACCTTCAAGACGCCGACCGGGGACGTCGACATCATCAAGCTCCTGACCGGCGGCATGGTCGAGACCGGCCGGGCCGGCGAGGTGATCCCGTGGACTGCGACGATCGATCCGACGATCACCGGGGGCATGGAGATCACCAGGGCCACGAACGCCGAGATCGACGACGGCCTCGCCCGGGTCCCCGGAGAGTCCGAGAAGGCCTACCTGACGAGAGTCGCCGGCACGGCCGACGATCAGGGCTCGGTCTTCGGCTCGGCGAACTCACTCATCGTCAACGGGATCGCGCGGATTCCGGGCGAGACCGATAAGCAGTACCTGACCAGGATCGCGGCCTCGGCCGATGACCGGGGCACGGTCTACGGCTCGGCGTCCTCCCTGATCTCGACGCAGTCCACCCGTCTCCCGGGCGAGTCCGAACGGGACTACCTGACGCGGATCGCCGGGCAGGCCGACGACGACGGCACGATCTACCGCAGCGCGGACGATCTGCTCACGATGCAGACTCGGAGGATCCCCGGGGAGTCCGACAGAGACTACCTGACCAGGATTGCAGCCACGGCCGACGACGACGGGAGCATCTTCGACACGGCCGACACGGTCATCTTCAACGGCCTGGCCCGGATCCCGGGAGAGTCCGACCGGGACTACCTGACCCGGATCGCCGGCACGGCGAACGACAACGGCACCATCGGGACCTCGGGCAACAGCGCGGTCACAGAGGGGCTCAAGGTCATCCCGAAGGAGAGCACCCTCGACTTCAGGACCACGATCAACGGCATGGTCACGAACGCGGGCGACTGGTGGTCCGGGATCATGACCTCGCTCTCGAGCGGCTGGCAGTCCCTCAGCCAGTGGGTGAGCGAGCACAACCCCTTTGTCGCGAGCGCCGGCGGGGTCACGCCCCTCAGCGCGGGGGGTGCAGCCGGAACGACGCCGGTCGTAAACCCGCAGCAGTATGCAGCCGCGGCCGGCCCGGGGGTGCCTGCCGGCTCGTATATCGACCCCACGACCGGCAGGACGATCGTCCCGGCCGATCCCACATACGACCCGACCTTCGCCGCTCAGGTAGCGAGCGGATCGGCCGGGACCGCAACCGGTTACGGGGGGGTCGGCAACACCCCCGCCGACAACTACACGCCGGCCGCCCGCCCGACCGGCCCGGCGAACCCCGACGCCGGCGCGAGGCCGGGCGACCCCGGGGTCTCGTACGGCGGGACCGTGGCCGCCGACACGACGCCGGCCCCGATGATCCAGGTGATCCTCTCCCCGACCTCGGGAGGCGCCCCGCTCACCGTGACCTGCATGGCCGAGACGATGAATGCGACGGCCGTGCAGTGGCGGTTCGGCGACGGCGCGATGGGTACCGGCGCGAGGACCTCGCATACGTTCTACAAGGCCGGGTCGTACGAGGTCGTCGGGACCGCGATCGGGCCGACCGGGAAGCAGGCCCTCGCGTCCGCGACGGTCACGGTCACGGGCGGGAGCTCGGGCCGGGCCGGAACCGTCCCGCGGTTCCACGACGGCGGGACGTTCGAGGCCCCGCCGGGAGAGACCGAGGGGATCGCGGTCCTGAAGGCCGGCGAGAAGGTCCAGACCGCCGAGCAGGCATCCCTCGGCAGCACGGGTGAGATCGTCACCCTCCTCCGGGAGATCAAGGCCCTCCTGTCCCAGGGACAGGCGGTCGACGTGAACGTGAAGGCCGACTGGGGGACCGTGGTGGACCGGGTCGTCCGCGCGGGCACGGACGCCAACAACAGGGGCGGCGTCCGGAGGAGCTCATGAGCGACGTGGTGATCTCATTCGAGGGGGTGGAGTTGAAGAACGTCAGCCCCCGCAAACGCAGGACCGCCGCCGGGAAGAAGAAGAAGCTCCTCTCCGGCGGCTACAACATCCAGTTTTCGGACTCTGAGATGTTCGAAGAGACGTTCAGCTGCTACACGACCGATTACGCCGACATCCTCGCGATCAAGGCGAAGAAGAGCGTGATCGGCCGGCTCGTCATCACGGACCCGAACGACCCCCTCGACATCCGGAACGTCGCGATCACCGAGGACATCGACGAGAATCCTGTCGGCCTCGGCTGGACCTACGACGTGACTTTTACCCAGACGGTATGACATCATGACACACCATCAGCAGACTGGAGGCACCGGATGACCATCGGCGGCACGCTCACGACGGCCGCCCGGCTCGTCCTCGCGGGACAGGTCAACGGCTCCGACGCAACGACGTTTACCTACTTCGCGCTCGACGCCTCGGACGCCGAGGAGAGCGCGGACCACACGGGCCCGCAGAGCGAGATCACCGGCAGCCTCGGGAGGATCCCGGCCGTCTGCTCGGTCGAGGCCCCGGATCGAACGGTATTTGCCGCGACGATCACCCCGACGGTCCAGATCACCATCAAGGCCCTCTGCATCATGTCGGCCGCGACCGGGGGCACCATGCTGATCAGGGGCGTGCTCGCCACGCCCATGACGATACCGGCCGGCACCGCGCGAGACCTGCTCTGGAAGATCGGCAACGTCCAGGGGACCCTCTGATGGCTCGTCACGTCCTCAAGCCGGCGGTACGCGCCTCACCCCGGGCCTATCTGGCCCTCCCTCTCAACGCGACCGACCTGACCCTCACCGTCGGAGAGGGACAGGGAGCGCGGTTCACGGCCTCCGGACGGCTGACCATCGGCCTCAAATCCACGGACGATCCCGAGACCTGCGACATCGTCTCGATCGTCGGAGACGTGATCACCCTCGAGGCCCGGGCGGCAAACGCTCAGGAGTGGCCGCAGGGCACCGAGCTCGCGCGGGTTTGGACCGAGAGGGACTGGGCGGAGACGATCGACAACGACCAGGATCACGAGGATCGCATCCTCGACCTGGAGAGGACGACCGGCACCGCCGCGGAGAGCCTCGCTCAGTTCGATTGCGTCACGCCCGGATACGGGGGATGGGTCAAAGCCTGCAGCGATGACCCCTCGAACGCCACGGGCCCGCTCGCGATCGCGCTCGAGGCGATCGACGACGGTGAGACCGGCCCCCTCCTCCTCCAGGGAGTTGTGCATAACCCGGCCTGGAACGTTTTTGCCTCGCCGGGGATGGCCCTGATCGTCTCGACCACGACCCCCGGGGCCCTTGAATGGGCCTCCGGCACCGGCCGCATGACGCGGATCGTCGGGTTCGTGGTCGATGGGACCGGAACGATCTACTGGAACCCGGCATCCGAGGACGAGACCCGCCACTACGAGGGGCCGGTGGTCCTCCCGTGGGAGGACGCCGGAGAGGCGATCGCGGTGAACCAGGTCGTTCATCTCGCCTCGTCCGGGGTCTGGATGCTCGCGAAGGCCGACAGCCTCGCGAACTGCTCGGGGCCGATCGGGATCGCCGTGACGCCCGGGGTCTCAGAAGAGCAATTCCAGGTTATGGTCGCCGGATATATGTGGAGCGGGCCGAGCGGACTCGACCCCGGCCCCGTCTATATCTCGGCCGCGACGGCAGGGGCAGTCACGCAGACCGCGCCCGAGATCCGCCGGGTCCTCGGATATGCGGGAACGTATCGGGATCTGATTGTGGCCCCCGCGCCGGAACCGAGCTTCGACGGGTCAGTCCTCGCAGCAGCCGGGGCGCAATCGCTCGCCCCCCTGATCTGGTACCGCGTGGTCTCCTCGTCGGGCGGGAATATGTGGGGTCCGGTCGACGACGACGACGCCACGGCCTGGACGGAACTGCTCGGGATCACGCTGACCACCGCAGCCAGCGGGGGGGTCGGGATCAGGGTTCACATGGCCGGCCCGCTCACCGTCCCCGGGTTCTCCGGGGCCGTCGGGGCCCGCCTCTACATCGGGAACGGCGGGGCCCTGGCCACGACCCCGGGGACCTGCGGACGAGCGATCGGGTTCTGCCTTGGGGGGGATCGGATATACTTCGATCAGGACTGGCTCTACCGGCCGCTGCGGATCGCGGACGGCGGGACCGGCACGACCTCAGCCCCCGACGACGGCGAGGTCCTGATCGGGTCGGGCGGGGCCTATGTCCAGCGGGCCCTGACGGCCGCCGACGCCGGCGCCGCACCGGCCGCGAAGGGAGTCACGAACGGGGACAGCCACGACCACAGCGGAGGAGACGGGGGACAGATCGCGTACTCTGGCCTCTCCGGGGTCCCGTCCACGTTCGCCCCCTCGGCCCACAAGACCAGCCACGCGACGGCTGGGGGAGATGCGATCGCCCCGGCCGACATCGGAGCCGCGACGAGCGACCACGACCACGCCGGGACCTATCTCCCGGTCGAGGTCCTCGCGACCGGGTCGAACCGTGCAACCGAGGCGATCGCCGCCGACCAGGTCGTTTTCTACGCCGGCGGGGGTATGTGGTCCATCGCTGACCGCGCGAACGCCGACCTCCTGACCGCCACGATCGGGATCGCGGTCACCGCGACCACGGGCGGAGGCCAGGATCTTACGGTCCAGCTCGGGGGCATCAAGAGCATTACCGGGTTCAGCGGGACCGCCGGCCTCCCGGTCTATATCGGGGCTGCGGGGGCCGTCGTCCAGTACCAGACGGGCGAATACACGCGCCGAGAGCTGGGGATATCGCTCGGCGGGACCCTGGTCCTCCTGACGCGGCCGAACGCCCCCGAGCCGGCCCGCCTCCACTCACACACCTACACGGCCACGGGGGCCCTCGTCGCAGGGACCCACATCGCCCTGGTGGACGCCACCGCCGGGGCAGTCGTGATCACCCTGCCGGCCCCGCAGGGGGGAACCCTCGGCCAGACCTTCGTCCTGAAGAAGATCGACGCCTCAGCGAACGGGGTATCCTTCACCTCCGGAGGCTCGCCCACGATCGACGGGAGCACCTCGACGACGCCGATCACGACGCAGTACGGGACGATCCGGGTCATCTCGGATGGGGCGAACTGGTGGATCGTATGACGGCGCCAATCTGGGGCGAGTTCGTCTGGGGGGATTTCATCTGGGGAGGGCCGGCCGACCCGTCGGATCGTGATTTCGCGCTGACAGTCCTGGACCTCCTCGAATCCCCGATGGGCCGACCGACCCGCCTCGACGGGCTCGCCTCGCCGATCGGCGTCCCGACCATCCTGGAGTTGATACCCGCATGACGAACCCGAAGATCTACGTCGGAACGATCGGCGCCGACGTCGAGATCCTGTCACATGCCGACCTCGTGACCGGGGTTCTCTCGGTTGCGATCACCGTCCAGAAGCCGTCCGGAGCGACGGCGAACTGGACCCCGGACACGATCGACGAGGACGGAACGATCCACTATCAGACCCGGTCCGGAGACCTCGACGAGGCCGGGATTTACACCTTGCAACCGGTGGCAACGATGACGAATGAGAACCTCTGGCCGCTCGGGGCGGCCCAATGGAAGATCTGGCCCCGCTTCGGAGGCTACTGATGGCATGGGATGATCCGGTGGTCGAGCACGTCACAACGGGCCATGCCGACCAGTGGAACGGGATGGTCGCGTACCTGAAGACGCACGCGCACACAGGAACCTATCTCCCGGCCGCCGGGAAGGCGGCCGACTCGAACCTCCTCGACGGCCACGACAGCACGTATTTCTCGCCGGTCGGGCACCTGCACGCGGAGTACGCAGCCGCCGTCCACAACCACGACGCGGCCTACGCGCCGATCGCGAAGGGGGTCACGAACGGGGACAGCCACGATCATTCGGGCGGAGACGGGGCGCAGATCGCCTATGGCGGCCTTTCCGGGATCCCGTCGACCTTCGCGCCGTCGGGCCACAAGGCGAGCCACGCGACCGGTCAGGCCGACGCCCTCTCCCCCGCAGATATCGGAGCGGCCACGGCGGGGCACGACCACGCAGGGACGTATCTCCCGGCCGGGACGAAGTTGGACGAGCTCGCCGCGCCGACGGACACGACGACGAACAACACCTCGACCACGGCCCACGGCCTCGCGCCGAAGCTGAACGGGAACGCCGACACGGTCCTGCAGGGGGACGGGATGTGGGGCCCGAAGGTCTCGGGAGAGGGAGGCGGGGACGTCACGGGGCCGGCCGCATCGGTCGACAACGCGATCGCGCGGTTCGACGGGACGAGCGGAAAGGTGATCCAGAGCTCCCTGAGCAGCATCGACGACCTCGGGAACCTCCACCTGCCGACCGGGACCACAGTCCTGATCAACGAGACCGCCATGAGCGCCGCCGATGTCGGGGCCGCGACGGCCGAGCACAGTCACCCGGGGGAGTTCGCCCCGCTCACCCACGCAGGGAACCACGCCGCGGCCGGTCCGGACTCCCTCCTCCCAGGGGACATCGGCGCCGCGACGGCAGGCCACGACCACGCCGGGACCTATCTCCCGGTCGACGGGACGGCCGCGGATGCGGCCCTCCTCGACGGGCACGACTTGTCCTACTTCTCCCAGGCGGGCCATACCCACGCCGAGTACGCTGCTGCGATCCACGACCACGACGCCGCCTACGTCTCGATCGTCGCGACCCCGACGGCCGGGAACCTCGCGGCCCTGACGGCAGGGGGAGAGATCGCGGACAGCGGGACGGCCCCCGCCGACTTTGCCGCGGCAGGTCACGAGCACGCCGGGGTCTACGCGCCGGCCGCGGAGGGAGTCACTGGAGGGGATCTTCACGACCACAGCGGGGGAGACGGGGCACAGATCGCATATGGGGGCCTCTCCGGGATCCCGGAGACCTTCGCCCCGGAGGCCCACGCGGCGAGCCATGCGAGCGCCGGGACCGACCCGATCGCACCGGCGGATATCGGGGCGGCAGCATCGGGGCACAACCACGACACGACCTACGCCCCGATCGCGAAGGGAGTGACCAACGGCGACGCGCACGATCACTCGGGCGGGGACGGGGCACAGGTCGCGTATGCGGCCCTCTCAGGAGTCCCGTCGACGTTTGCCCCGTCGGCACACAAGACGAGCCATGCGACGGCAGGAGGAGACGCCCTGGCGCCCTCTGATATCGGAGCAGAGCCGGCGATCACGACCCTGCCGATCGCGAGAGGCGGGACCGGGACGGGCACGGCCCCGACCTCCGGGCAGGTGCTCATCGGCACGGCAGCCGGGGGCTACGTCCCTGCCGTCCTCACCGAGGGGACGAACGTCACGATCACCGAGGGCGACGGCTCGATCACGATTGCCGCAGCCGGCGGTGCGGGCGGCTCTGCCACACAAGTCTCGCCGGCCGCGATCACCATCGCCCATGCGACGACGGACGCA